TGCTGCAGAATTGCAACAAACAGAAGGATCATGGAAAAGTATTATGAAAAGAAGGCTATTAGAGGCGGCGCATTCAGGGCTTGCTCTAAATGTAAAATTAAGCTAAGTAGATATAATCAATCTAACATATGCTCTTCATGTGAAAAAAAGATAAATGTTTCTAATAAAAATAAATTAATTGGTATGATCGATGACGTTAGCTAGCCTAAAAAAGACACAGGCCAACAGGGTTTTGGGGATAGATGCCTCAACAAATTCAATTGCGTTCTGTTTAATGGAAAATGATGTTCCATTAAAGTGGGGCAAGATAAACATAATTGGCAATGATATATATGAAAAGATATATGACGCTAAGGTCAAGATGTCTGTAATGCTTGATGAATTAAAGTCAGACTACATTGTAGTAGAGGGCGCTATCCTTGTCAGATCACCTGATGCTGTGATAAAATTATCATATGTATATGGCGTTGTTATTGCTGAGCTTATGTCTACTGGAGCTAAGGTCATCACTATTTCTCCTACCGCTTGGCAGTCTTATATTGGAAACAAAAATCCAACAAAAGATGAAAAAGCGGCTATCAGATTAAAGAGTCCAGGATACGCAGACTCATGGTATAAGACACAAATAAGAAATATGAGAAAGCAAAGAACAGTAGACTATTTTAATAAGAAGTACAGATTGTCGTTAGATGATTTCGATGTAGCAGATTCATTTGGAATTGCTCATTACGCAAATAAGGTGCTTACAGAACGATGAAATTCTATCAAAGCAAAGAGTGGCTATATAGAAGATATGTAGTTCAAAAGAAGACAGTTACAGAAATAGGCAAAGAGTGTGGAGTATCTGCTATGACAATACAAAGATACCTAGAACAGTTTGGGTTAATTAAAAAAAGATGAAGATACATGAAAATGGAAAAGGGCAAGCTGGCCAAGACTCTTTCGTATTAAATGTTTTAAATGAAAAAAGAAATGGTTGGTATGTTGAAGTTGGTTCTAGTGACCCTGTAATATATAACAATACCTATATACTAGAAACAGAGTATGATTGGCAAGGTGTGGGATTTGAATGGGATCAAGGTGCAGCTGATATTTATAATAGCGTAAGAAAAAATAAATGTATTTTTGCAGATGCTACCCAGTTTGATTATTTAAAGTATTTTAAAGACAATGCTTTTCCAAAACAGATAGACTACCTGCAACTCGATATAGAGCCAGCCTATCAAACTTTAGCAGCTTTAAAACAGATTCCATTAACAGAATATAGATTTTCTGTAATAACATATGAACACGATTTGTATGCAGATCCAGCAAATAAAGAAATTAAAGAAGAGTCTATAAGAATTTTGTCGTCTTTAGGCTATGAGCTTTTAGTAGAAAATGTTAACGACGGTTCCCCAGATAGAATATTTGAGGACTGGTGGATAGACCCACAAGTTATTAGGAGTACAGATACATGATATCAAAAACAATATGGCAAACATACGAAACACCAATTGATCAGTTGCCTTCAAAAGCACAAGAAAGCTTACAAACCTGGAAAAATTTAAATCCAGACTGGTCTCATGGATATATGAGCGGAGCCGATAGAGAAGACTTTTTTAGAACTGAGTTTGGCGGAGAAGTTTTTGATACATACATGAAATATCCAATGGGGGTAATGAAAGCAGGTCTGTGGAGATTTGCCATTCTTTATAAAAATGGTGGAGTGTACGCTGATTTAGATACAGAGTGTATCAACCCGATAAACACCTGGTTAGATCAACAGTACGATATGATTCTTGATTTGGAAGGCAATACACCATGGTATGCCACACAGGTTATTGCTTCCTCTAAAGGTCATAAATTTTTAGAAGATGCTATCAATATGGCGGTTGAAAGAGCAAGAGGTGGAATTGTAGAACAGCAACACATGGTTCATTACTATACAGATGTGGCTATGTTTACAGACAGCTTATTTAAATCAATGAATATTGAAGACGGATATAATGGAGATTTAAAGCAGAGAACACTTGAGTTTAACGAATTGCCAATTGCAAAAGAAAATAAATTCTTTAGTTTTGGTGGCAATGATGCTCGCAGGCTTTTGGATGTAGACGTTAAACATCTTTATTGGGGAGATGGAAGACTAGAAAACTACGTAGCTTGGAAAAAGGATTCAATTTTTGAAAATTTAACTGTTGAAGACGTACAAAAAAGTCAGGCTAATAATCAATGAGCACTATAGGAGTTCTGCCAGCTTCTGGTAAAGCCGCAAGGGTAGGAGGAATACCTAAGTTTTGCTTACCTATTTCTGATGAAAGATCTCTTCTGCAGTGGCATGTAGAGCAAATGCTTGAGGTTTGCGATGAAGTTAGGGTTTCAACTAGAGCAGAGTGGGTTCCAATTATTCAAAATATGGATATGAATATTAAGCTTATCGTACGTGAGCCATCAACAATGTCTGATGCAGTTAAGTTTATGGTTGGAGATTATAACGATACTGTTTTAGTCGGAATGCCAGATACATATATTCTAGGTACTCAAAAAAATATTTATAAAGAGATGATAAAATCTCCTGGAGATTTAGTTCTAGGTGCATGGGGATGTAGCGAAGAATTAAAAGGTAGGGTTGGTCAAGTATTAATATCTGGAGATAAAGTTCTTTCTTCTAAGGATAAGTCAAGTAGCTGTGATTACCCTGATATGTGGGGCACTATGCTATTTCGTAAAAATTTGATAAGATACATAGACGTTGAATTAGAGCATCCAGGAAAACAGATACAAGAATGGATAGATATGAGTCTAGATATTAGAGCGGTAAAGCCAGGCGGTAAATATATGGACATAGGCACATTAAAGGGTCTTAAGCAATTATATAAGGAGATGGAATAATGGCGGGTTATCCAAACAAAGATAATGGATATCAATTATGGACAGCAGACTTACAGTTATTAGCAACTGATGCACCATCAGGTAATAAGATAATTACAGAGTGTCTTGAAATTGCAGAGATGTTAATTAAAAAAAATATATCGTATGGAGACTCAGCATTGAGCCCTATTCGCATATTTTCTCAAGCTGATAATCAAGAGCAAATTAAAATTCGTATCGATGACAAGATCAATCGTATTAAAAATGGATCAGGATTTGCAGGAGATAATGATATTGACGATATGATTGGTTATTTAATCTTACTTAAAATCGCTAAGAAGCTTGCTATTTCAGTCGACTAGAAGTATAATTATCTAATGAGTATAGAAAATAGACCATGGGGTTACTATCAGATTCTAAATGAATCAGATAACCATAAGACAAAATACATCTATGTTGAATCTGGAAAACGATTATCTTATCAAAAGCATGAGAAAAGACATGAGCATTGGTTTATAGTTTCTGGCAATCCATATGTAACAATAAACGGGGTAAGCAAAATTATGTCACCAGGACATTCTATAGATATAAAAGCTGGCGATCTTCATAGAATAGAGTCTCAACAGAGTCCTGTAGAGTTTATAGAGGTTCAAACAGGCACCTACTTTGGAGAAGATGATATTCAAAGAATAGAGGATGATTACAATAGAAATTGAATTAGCAGATCATTATGATCGCATGAATAAAGTTGTTGAGGAATTATTGAAGGGAAATAATCCTACAGCAATTGCAACTTTGACTGGATTTAAAAGAGCAGAGGTAATTGAGCTTATTGATGAATGGAAGTCTGTTGTTCATAATGACAACTCATCAAGAGAGCGTGCCAAGGAAGCAATATCTGGAGCAGACCAACACTACGCAATGCTCATTAAAGAGGCCTGGAAGACCGTAGAGGACGCAGATCAATCTGGTCAACTAAATGTTAAGGCCAATGCATTAAAGCTTATCTCAGACATTGAAACCAAAAGAATTGGAATGTTGCAACAGGTAGGTTTGTTGGACAACGCAGAACTTGCAGGACAAATTGCAGACACTGAGCGAAAGCAAGACATATTAGTAAGAATATTAAAAGAGGTTACATCGACCTGTCCTAAATGTAAGATGGATGTTGCAAAGAGGCTCTCTCAGATTACTGGGGTAGTAGAGTCAGTTGTAATTGAGGACGCAGATGTCGTTTGATTTTTCAGATCTAATCGACATGCTTGACGGAGAAGAATTTGACGAAAAGCCCGTTGATTTAAGAACATTTGTGAACGGACCAGAGTATCTTGGCCTGCCACCTTTGTCTGAATTTCAATATACATTAATTGAAAAAAGCTCACAGATTTATAAAGAAGCAACTCTCATCAAGCTCTTTGGAGAAGAAGAGGGAAGAATCAGATCAAAGCAAACAGCAAATGAAGTTGTTGCTCAGTTAGGAAAAGGATCTGGAAAAGATTACTGTTCAACTATTGCTGTAGCTTATATAGTGTATTTATTGCTATGTTTAAAAGATCCAGCAACATATTATGGAAAACCACCTGGCGACAGCATAGATATTATTAACATTGCGATTAACTCACAACAGGCGAACAATGTTTTTTTTAAAGGATTTAAAACAAGAATCGATAAGTCGCCATGGTTTGTTGGAAGATATAATGCAAAGGCTTCTGAGGTTCAGTTTGATAAAGCTATTACAGTTCACTCTGGTCACTCAGAGCGTGAGGCTTGGGAAGGATATAACGTTATTGTTGTCATTCTTGACGAAATTTCAGGATTCAGTATTGAAAATACAACTGGTCATGAGCAGGCAAAAACTGGCTCTGCTATCTATGACATGTATAGAGCCTCAGTAGATTCTCGTTTTCCAGACTTTGGTAAAGTAATTCTTCTTTCTTTCCCACGTTATAAAAATGATTATATTCAACAAAGATACGATGCGGTGGTAGCTGAAAAAGAAACTATTATTCGTGAGCATAAATTTAAAATGTATGAAGAATTGCCAGATGGAACAGAAGGTAATGAGTTTGATATTCAGTGGGAAGAAGATCATATAATTTCCTATAAGATCCCAAAGGTCTATGCACTCAAGCGACCAACATGGGAAATTAATCCAGTTAGAACAATTGATGATTTTAAAACAGCTTTTTATACGAATCCATCCGATGCTCTTTCAAGATTTGCATGTATGCCACCAGAAGCAATTGATGCATTCTTTAAGTCTAGAGAAAAGGTTGAGAAGGCATTTAATGTAGGAGCACAGGCCGTAGACAGCTTTGGAAGACTTCAAGAATGGTTTGTTCCAGATCCAGATAAGGTTTATTTTCTTCATGTAGACTTAGCGCAAAAGCATGACCATTGTGCAGTTGCAATGTCCCATGTTCAAAAGTGGGTTAATGTTAAAGTTACTGATACATACTCTCAGCCAGCACCTATTATTGAAGTAGATGCAGTAAGATATTGGACACCAACAAAAGATAAGTCAGTTGATTTTACTGAAGTTAAAGACTATATCTTATCTCTTAGATCAAGGGGATTCAACATAAAGGTTTGCACATTTGACCGATGGAACTCTCATGACATGATGCAGCAACTAAAGCAGTATGGAGTTAACACAGAAATATTATCTGTGGCCAAGAAACATTATGACGATATGGCCATGGTTATTGCTGAAGAAAGGCTGAGAGGTCCATCAATACAGCTGCTTGTTGATGAGCTATTACAGCTAAAGATTATGAGAGACAGAGTAGATCACCCAAGAAAAGGCTCTAAGGACTTGGCAGACGCTGTTTGTGGATCAATATTTAATGCAATAAGTAGAACTAGATTTGCAACAAATGAAGAAGTAAATATTCATACATATGAATCAATGTCGTTTGAACAAGATTTTGGAAAACCAAAAGAAGAAGAGTCAGTCATGAATATGATTAGGGCGCCAAGAATGCCAGACAGCTTAGCAAGTGAAATAGAAAGAATGACTATACTATGAGCATCTACCAAGAAAAAGCCAAAGAGTGTAAGTGTTGCGGAAAACATGTTCCTCTGCCAACTGTTTTAAAAGAATACAACGAGGTATTGCTTTGCCCCACAACTTTTGCAAATGTGATAGAATATAAAAGGTTATGGAAGTTACTTGGTTCAAGGCCATCTGGAAACATAAGAAAGCACTTCTCTGACTATGTGCAGCAGTTAGTAGAAGTAACTATTGACAAAAATGAAGACGGTACGTTACAATAAACACTTGGCACCAGTAGCCAAGTTGGTTAAGGCCCCGAACTCATAATTCGGCTATCGTAGGTTCAAGTCCTACCTGGTGTACAAGAGAGGTAACAATGGATGATTTAGGGCCAGAAGATGGCGAGATGCTAGATTATTATATACAGATTGGTGCTATAGAAGTTGCTGGCATATCAGAAGATGGAGAGTTTATTTTTGGAATTACTGACATCGCTAAAGAGGTGGCACCAGATTTATGGCAAGCACACGCAGAACATATAGATCAGTCTATGATGCAGTTGTACGAAATGGGTTTGGTTAATATCACATATGATGAAGATTTAAACGCCATGTTTGAGTTAACTGAAGAAGGAAAGAAAGTATCAAAAGATTTTGGAATTATTGAACTAGATAATCCAGATATACCAAACAACTAGGAGGAATAAAATGCCTTGGCAAATTAAACAAAATGCAGCAGGATGCAGCGGTTACGCTGTAGTAAAAGAAGATACTGGAGAACTTGTCGGATGTCACTCTGGCAGAACCGCAGCTGAAGCACAGATGAGAGCATTGTATGCATCAGAGTCTGATACTAAAAAGATGGAAGATAAAAAGAAAAAGATCTTTTAATTAGGTTTACCTCTATAGCTCAGCAGAAGAGCAAATCGTTTCTACCGATCAGGCCGTGGGTGCAATTCCTACTAGGGGTACGTTGCGGATGTTGCATATTGGTAGTGCCTCTGCCTTCCAAGCAGAAGGGGTGAGTTCGATTCTCATCGTCCGCTCAAAAAAATGGTATAATAAGATTGGCTGTCCAACTGGAGGCCACTAAATTAATTTATTCGCTTGAAGGAGGAATAACATGGTTAACACATTTTCACTGGATCTTTTTAAAGATCCTTTTTTTATTGGTTGGGATCGCCATTTTCAAGATCTCGAAAAGGTAATGCATAATTCAACAAGCTACCCGCCGTACAATTTGGTTGAGGTAGGCGAAGATACTTATATGATCGAACTAGCTTTGGCTGGATTTAAAAAAGAAGATATTTCTATTGAGCAAGAAAAGAATGTCTTAACGATTAAGGGATCTTCAGAGGAAGATGAAAACAAATATATTCATAAGGGAATTGGTGCAAGAGCATTTACACGAACATTTTCTTTATCTGAATATATGAACGTAACAGGAGTTGTCATGGAAAATGGCGTCCTTCGTGTTCTTATTGTTAAGTTAGTTCCAGAAGAAGCAAGACCAAAAACATTTGAAATTCTTGACTCTTTTACACCAGAAGAGAAGGTCTTTGCCCCATCGTCACGTAAGAGGAAGAAAGAAATAGTATAATATAAATCTGCACCCCGTCACTGGGGAGTCGCAGACGACGGGTCGCTACCCGTAGGATGGACCTGAGCATGTCTATAAACTGCTCATTAATATTAAGGGGAATCATGTTTGAGTATTATGTAAAAAAAGTTAGTAAGATTGTGGATGGGGACACAATAGATGTAGACATTGATCTTGGATTTGATATCTCATT